ATATTATTTAAAACATTTTATTACAATAATAAAATGTTTCTAATATGTTTTGGTACTCGTCCTGAATATATAAAAGTAAAATCACTTATCGATAATTTAAAAAATGTAAAAACATGTTTTACAGGGCAGCATCCAGATCTTTTAGAAAATATTGAGGTTGATATTAAACTGAATATTATAGATATGGATACGAATAGGTTAAATAATATTATTATAAATACACTTTTTGAATCAACGATTTTTGAAGGTATTGAGTATGTTATTGTCCAAGGAGATACAACAAGTGCGTTGTCGATGGCTTTGTCAGCTTTTAATAATCAAATAAAAGTAATACATTTGGAAGGAGGCTTGCGAACTCATGATACATCAGATCCGTTTCCAGAAGAGATGAATAGACAATTAATAAGTAGAATAGCGACTATACATTTATGTCCGACAGAATTGAATAAACAAAATTTAATTGCAGAAGGTATAACTAAAAATATTTATGTGACCGGTAATACAGGCTTGGATAATATTGATAAATCTAATGTTGTGTATGGAAATAAGATTTTAGTCACCTTGCATAGAAGAGACAATCATCACAATATAAATGAATGGTTCATTGAAATTGAAAAATTGTCGGTTTCTCATCCTGAATTAGAGTTTATATTACCTATACATCCGAATCCAAATGTTCAAAAATATCGGCATTTACTGAATAAAGTCAAGGTAATAGAACCCATATCTCATTCTGAAATTATTAAACTTATTAAAGAGTGTAAATTTATTATTTCAGATAGCGGGGGGATACAAGAAGAGGCGAGTTTTTTGAATAAAAGAATCATCATATGTAGGAAATATACTGAGAGACCGGAAGTGTTAGAGACCCATGGTGTGTTATGCAGTTATCCTTGCGATTTAAATAAAATATTTAATCATGTTAATACGAATTATATTGTTGATAAACGTTGTCCGTTTGGAGATGGGACTGCTTATAAGAATATAATTAATATCTTTTTTTAATAACACTATTGCGAACCCGACTCTTGCGAACACTACTCTCGTGAACTCTGCTCTTAAACCTATAAAATTCAGGATCAATGTATTCTTTATAAAATTGACGTGCTACTTTTATTAATCTTTTTTTTTCTGCCGCATTTTTTATATATTGAGCTTCTCTAATAGCCGTATTATACAATTTTAAGTCGGGGTCTTTTGTTTTAGTTTTAAATGTAAATGTTTTCAATTCTTTCAAAACTTTCAATTCTTTTTCAAGATCTGATTCTTTTTTTTCTAATTTTGATCTTTTTGTTTCTAACTTTTTTATTATTTGTTGTATATTTTTTTTATCTTTTTCTTCTAAAGACTCTAATTCTCCCAAATTTTTTATAATTATATCAATAACTGATACCTTATCATTAGAAGCTTTAAGTATTACAAATTCATTAAGTATTTTATTTATTTTACTATTGCCAGGATATTTATCAGATATTTCGTCTACAGATAATTCGGCTAAAGATATTTCGTCTTCTGGAGAACTATCCTTACTTGCAGAATGTCCATTATCAAGTCTTTTCATTTATTATAAATAATAAAAAAAAAAATTTAATCAACTTCTTCAACAATTGTTTCTTTTTCAGTATCTTCGGGTACAACCTGTTGCGTGTTAACACCTGTCAAACCTGATAACATTGGAAGTAACGCAGACATATCAGGCATTCCAGCTGGAGCTCCGCCTGGTACTCCTCCTGGAACACCATCAGCACTACCAACATTCAAATTGGAAACCATACTATTAATCATATTCATCATGTCCGGAGGAGCGCCTCCTTGTCCGTTAGGAGCGCCTCCAGGATTCATATTTCCAAGAGAAGAGCACATTGTTTGAACAGTACCCATCAATTTCCCCAAATCCAAGGAACCATCTTGCATTCCATTGTTCATACTAGACAACAAGTCATTGAAAACTCCAGATTGCATGATGCTACTAACAGCTTCCAAAGGATTAGCATTCGGCTTAATATTACTCTCAACCTTATTAATGATATCACTCAAGAAATCAGCCTCCTTAGTATTACTACTCTTAAGGATATCCTTTGCCTTACCAGCGGGGTCAAGAAGAGCGGAGATAGTTAGAAGATGTTTCCAAATAATTTCCGAAGTCTCAGCATCAGCTTTCTCAAAAATAATACTCATGTCAACAAAAACTCGTTCGGAATAAGTGACAACAGGTTCAACAAGCTTTTTGTTCTTTGCGATAATACAATCTCTATTAGATACGCAAAAAAGTCTAAAGATCTCAATGTGCTTTTTAATGATTCTATCATTTGAAAGTGTTGTCTTGCTTAGTAAACGATCATATAGTTTTACAGGGTGATGTTGAGCTCCGAATGCTTCATTCAATGCAGCGATAAAAGAGGAAATAGCTTTAAAAGGAATTAGTTCGTTATTCATTTTTTATTATTAAGTTATTATTTTAAATAATAATTTAATAAAATGATTTAAATATTTTGTACTTTGAGAGCCAGAATTTTTGGATTTGCTTTTGCAAGGTCTTCTTTTTTTTCGTGTTGCCAGTTAAAGGCGCAGTTATGATTAAAAAACGGAAGACATGCCAAACAAAATGACTTAGTACATTTGCATTCAGTAATGCATAAATTCTTCTTATTACACTTATCGCATCGCATTCTCATTTTTTATTTTTATTTAAAAGAAAATTTAAAAAATCAATTTTTGTTTTTACAGCACCTCAAAAAAAAAATAAAAAAAAATTTTTATATAATAAATGAGTTATCTAAATAAACCTATTGCATATCTAGTTGATAGCGATATCGACGCTAACGGGGATCTATGCAATCCCCAAATCCCAAAAGATAAACCTGTTCTACTTATGATCCAGGCCGATTTCTGTGGTCACTGCACAAAAGCAAAACCTGCATATCAGGAGTTCGCTAACAAAAATAGTGGTAAAGTATTCGTCGCAACTATTCAAGGAGATGGTGATCAAAAAGGAGAAAAAGAGCTTGGTAAAAGAATTGAAAAAATAGATAGCAGTTTCCAGGGATTTCCGCATTATATGCTTTATGATAAAAGCAGAAAAAGATTTACACATAATGGAGGGCGTGATGTTGAGAGTTTAGAACAGTTTGTAAATTCTCATATGTAAATTTAAAATTGAATTATTATTTATTAATTAAATAATAATTTAAAATGAAACTCGTGCTTAAAAATTTCAGATGTTTTGAAGATAAGACTATAGATTTCAAAGACAATTTCAGTCTGATATCTGGACCGAGCGGTGCAGGGAAAACTTCAATATTAAAAGCTTTCAATTTTGTTTTATATGATAATGAAAAGAAGCCTGTCATGAATGGTAAAAATTCATGTTTGGTCGAATTTGTTTATAATGATTCTACCATTATAACAAGAACAAAAAAACCAAATAGGTTACTTGTTATATACAATGAGACTGAATATGAGGATGATTCTGGACAAGAAATAATCAATACTATATTTGGAAAGAACTTTGATATAACCAGTTATATGGCGCAAAACGCGATTAACTCTTTTATATTAATGAGTCCAACCGATAAATTATTATTTTTAGAGAATTTTGCTTTTAAGAATGTTGATATAGAACTGATAAAGTCAAGATGCAAAAGTGTTATTCAAACTCATTATAATACTTTAAACAAAACAACAAATGAACTGGAGATGTTAAGAAATATGTTTGAAGAAATGAACGAGCCTAAAGAAATTAAATTCCCAATTAAGACAAAAGACAAAGAAAAAAGCATAAAGAACCAGCAAATCAAGTACAAAAATTGCGATGTATTAATAAAAAAAGCTCGAAATAGCATAGGTAAGATGCAGAAAGAGTTGAGTGATTTGCGGGTTCTTAATAGCTTTATTGAATCAAATAACGATAATATTGAGTCTTTGTCTGAAAAATTAAGTAATTTGAAACTTGAAGATGTCCAATATATCGGAGATGATACACTTGATGATTATAAAAATAGATTGGGTAGTCTTATTTCAAGACGAAAATATACCGAATTGGATGGGAAAATTAAAGAAGATACAGAAAAACTTGAAGAAATGAAAAAAAGTGAGATAGAAGAATATCACAGAGAACTCGCTGATATAGAAAGCAAGCTATGGAAAGAGTATACAAGAGAAGAAGTTGAAGATAATATTAGTACTATAAAAACTTATATTGAAGATATTCAGAGAGTAAATCTTTTAAAAAAACAAATATCTTTTGAAGTTGACATAGAGCAACTTGATATTGATAAAAATAAATTGGAAGAACTTAGGGTATCATTAGAAACTAAACAAAAAATGCTGGAGAAGGTAAAACTTCAAAAAGAAATTTTCAGGTGTCCTTCTTGTGAATCAAATATAAAATTCAAAGATAATAATCTTTTTTTAGTCGATGAACAATTTGATAATATAGATATAGAAAATGTAGATGATTTACAAGCTGATATAAACCGTATTAAGACACAGATTAAGAAATTAGAAACATCTATAAATCAGGATGAAAACAATGTACAAAAGAAAGAAAGTGTTGAAGAACAGATAAATCAGATAGTAAGCGAATATGATGAAGAGTTTGATTACAGTGCCGAAAAGAGTTTGAAGGGTGATTTAAAAGATTTAGAAAATTATTTGAATTCTCAAAATACATTAGAACAACAGAAGATTCCGATTGAGGAATCTATTGCACATTCTCATTTTTCAACATCTTATAAATTACTTCGAAGCAGCATTGCATTTCAAAAGATAAAATTAAAAGAATTGTCGACAGATTTTGCGGATATTGAAGAAGATATGGGTGAAGAAGAATTAAGAAAGATAATTAGTGAGGAGGAAAAAAATAAAATGATGTTTGAAAAATCGGATAGGGATAGACGAGTTATTCAAAATGATATTACTAAAAATACGAGAAAGATTGATAGTTTGAAGGCGGGGCATATTGAGTTATACAAAAATATAAAAAAGGAACATGATATCGTGGATGAAATAAAAGGAGAAGAGTCAAATATAATTGAATACGAAAATACAAAAAAAGAGGTAGGGGGTATACTTGAACAAATCGAAAAATACAATAAGTATGTGGAAGATCTTGATAAGTATAATTCTTATAAAACGAAGATCGAAGAGTTGGGGGTGAAGGAGAACAAAGACAAAAAGATTTACAACGCTTCTCTTTTATTAAAAGAAAAGATATTGGAAGCAGAGAGTATAGCAATTATAAATATAATTAATTCCATCAATCACCATGCTCAATACTATTTAGAACAATTTTTTCCGGACAATCCTATTTTGGTAAAGTTACTATCCTTCAAGGAAAACAACAAAACAAAAAATAATAAGCCATGTATCAATATAGAAATTGATTATAAGGGAATGGATTGTGATATAAATATGCTGAGTGGAGGTGAATTATCAAGAATAAATCTTGCTTTTACACTGGCGCTGTCTGAAATATTTAATAATCCAATTCTGTTACTTGATGAATGTACTTCTAATCTTAATCAGGAGTTAACAACTTTAGTTTTTGATACTATAAAAGAAAGTTTTAGTACTAAGACAGTTATAATTATCGCGCATCAAATAGTGGAAGGGATTTTTGGAGAAATCATAAATATGTCATAAGGTCAAAAAAAATTGAATTTTTATTTTTAAAACCAATAAAAATTCAGAACCCTTATAAGAAACTAACAATGTCTTTGTTTAACAGTATTGAACATTTCCCTGAATTATCCGAATCTATCGCAAGAAAATCCGCGCCATCAACGCCTTTATTTGGCCCGCTCGTTACTATGGAACCTCCGTTATTGGAACCCCTCACCTCATCCAGTCAATTGATTAAAGTCGAGCTTGCCGACTCGGATATAGAGAATGAGGTTAAGCTAAAAACACAGATATGCAAGAGTCTGATTACCGGTATCGAGTGTCCCTTTAAAAATAAGTGTTCGTACATTCACTATACCGACGAGCTTGAGAATATTGGCGATTGTGGTTACGGTAGCAAATGTGTTAGGTTTGGGAAAGGCAAGCACAATCCTTGTTTATTCTACCACCCCGGTGAAAACAGAACAAAATTCTTGGTTCGTTTAGGTTTGAAGGAGGCTGAGCTTCTAAGACCTTCTAAAACAAAACCTAAATACACCAAAATGTGTAATTCTGTGTACGAGAACATTGCATGCGAGGCAGGCAAAGAATGTACTTTCGCACATGGCAAGGAACAGCTTAAGCCATTGGCTTGCAATTTCGGGAAAAAATGTTTTTTGGTATCTCTTCAAGATGGAAATTTTATAAATACCAATGAAAACAAAATATGCCAGTACATACACGCTGATGCAGGCGAGAGCATCGACCACTACGAAGAGAGAGTGTTGAAGCCTAATTTTGAGAAATACAAGAAGAGTAAGGAGACAGTCGTCGCAGAAGAGGTAGTCGTTGACAAAGTCAATGAGGTCGTCTCAGAAGAGGTCGTCGTAGAAGAGGTAGTCGCAGAAGAGGTAGTCGTCAATGACAAGATAACATTGATCGTTCCTACGCATATGGCACTCGAGATAATGGAGATTCTACTTAAGAACGGAAAAAGAAATGTAGAGATTAAAACTTATTAAATAAATATAAATTATAATTTTCAAACTTTAAAAAAGTTTAAAAATTTAATATTCACAATAGTTTGATATGATTGGTTTGGATTGGTCATATACTCCTTTTTTAACAGCTTCATCTAATAATTCTTTGAAAGTATCCTCGAATTTTTGAGTATGACCTATCTCATCACAAATAACATGTGATAGCTCGTGCAAAAGTACATAAACTAGGAAATTTGTATCATAGTACTCATCGTTCTCATCCTTCAAACACAAGAAGATCTTTTCTTTATTAATAGTATACGATTTATTACCCTTGTAAAGGCTTACCTTCTCCATTATATTTTCGTTATTCAGATTACTAAGGTACCCTTCGTATTTCTTTTTATCAATAAATAAGGGTTCAATGATTTGTTTTAGTTCTTTTAGTTTAGGGTCATTTTGGAGTTGAAATTCCTCAAATTGATACCATATTAAGAACCCAACGAACAAGATTATAATAAATAAAATAAACATTGTTGACTTTGATGGCCATTGCCATTTAAAACTACTTTTAACCATTTTAAATTTATTATAAGAATTATTTTATTTTTTTTTAATTATGTTCAATTATAAAACATAAAGCAAGTTCAATGAATTTGTTTTTATTTATGGTTTCATAAACTTCAAGAGAAGGCTTTTCTATCCTTATAAAATTAAAAAACTCAATCTCAATATCGCTTAAATCTTTTTCAAGAATCATTTCACGAAGGCTTCTATATTGAAAAATCAAGGTATAGTTTTCTCTTAAATAGATTACAAATTTGTCAAGAAGTTCCTGCTTATTCATTTCTGTATAAAAAATCACTAGGTCTTAAATTAAAAAATTGATATTTTTTGTACTTTTAGAAAGTGTTTTTAGACAAAATGAGTTTTCGTTCAAAGGCAAGAGAAGCGTTAAAATGTGTGATGTCAAGAGAGAATAATATCAATATATTTGAAAAAAACATCTATGATGTTACTCAAAGTAATTTGAAGGCGAATGAAGATATGGAGACTGTCTACCTCAAAAATGTACTCCAGGTAGTTATGGATATCAAGGAAAATAAAGATAAGCTTGGTGATATTTTGAAAAACATAAAAGATGGTAAGTTACATTTTAACCATACCCACTTGAAAACTCTTATCTACGAACAGAGAGAACAAGATAATTTCATAATCACTCCTTTTGAGATCGAGGAGGGGGTGTTACAGTGCAAATGCGGAAGTAAGAGAGTATTTAGTTATCAAAAACAGTCGAGGGGTGGAGATGAAAGTTCTTCAACGTATGCAGAGTGTACTTCTTGTAAGGCGAAATGGGTGTATAGCGGTTAAAAAATGGTTTGTAATCGTATTTTAAGTTTTCTGTATTATAATCAAAAAGTAAAGGGGTACATTCTGATTTTTTTGAATTAGGAGGATATTTATGTCTTAATTTATTTTTATGAATATTGATCAAGAGAGATAAATATAACGGAAAAAGCATTCTTATTTATTTAAAATTATATTTTAAATAAACATATTTTATAAACTTAAATAAGTTTTATAATACCCAAGCCAATCCAGGGTTATTCTCTTCATTATTATAATCATTATTTGTCCAAACACTTCCTGAAACATCCGATCCTTGATAAGTCATTGATTTGTAATCGTTGAGGATATCTTGAACGTTGTTTTCCCCGTAAGTTTCTCTATTTATAATCAAATACGCTATTGATCCTACAAACATAATTGCGACAATTGCTATTATTATATAATCTGAAATCATTTTTATTAAACAAAATATTTAATTACTTAATTTTTTTATTTGTGTATTCAAATCGCTCATTATTAATTCCACTATCACCAGCAATTTTTTTACGTAGTACCTGTAATACCTAAGTGTGTTTGATCTTTCCCACCATTTAGTTAAATCATCGCCGACATACCAAAAAGATCCTTTCAAATATGCTTTACTATATCGACTATTTAATCGTGTGTAGTGCGGTTGAATATCTTTTATAATATCTTCAACTTCTGTGCACATTATATTTATAAATTTATTATTTTTTAAATTTGAATATTTTTTTGAAAAACATTTTTAAATGGAATGTCGATAAACGATCTTGATGATTTTTTGTTAACGAATATAATGGAGTTCATTCCCGATAATAGGAGTAGTTATTATTTTGCAGTTTCCTCCAAGTACTTTTATGAACTTTTCAAGAAAAGAGGGTTCATGAAGAGTTATAATATAACGAGTGTTGGTACTTTAGGACGGGACATGTTTAAGTATCATCCGCATAACGCGAGTTTGGTTTATATAAGTATATCATATATTTTAAATCCTAATGTATGGATGTCTGGAGCCTATCCAAAGACTGTAATTTTCAATTATTGCAGTTTTAATTCTCTTATAGATCCGCCTTCGTCAAGAACTCAACGGATGATAATAAATGGAGTTGGAAAGTTTGCGAAAAAGGAAATAAAAATTAATTTAAAGAAATTTCCGAAATTGAAAGAATTAAGAGTATCAAGTGGTTTGAGAGTATATGATAAAGATGGTAGATTATTAGAAATTGAAAGAAAAAACTTAAACGATCGCTATCTTAAAATAAAATGTTAGGAATTTTCAAAAATAATAAAGTGATCTCTGAAAAAAATAAAAAAGTACATAATTGTATTTGTGATTATTTTAGGAAACTGGATGGGTATACTTTTTGTGATAAATGCAAAAAACAAGACAATATCAATTTAGATTCTTTTAATAATTTTATAAAAAATAATAATACAACCGCAGAAATTTAAAAAATTGATTTATATTTTTATTTTCAAAATAAAAATAAAAGATGAACATTCTAAATTTGAAAAATGGACTTGATGTATTTGAAGACGAGCAAGAGACTTGTGTTTCGAATTGCCCAAAAGTACATATTCGTATCCAGGCTAGAAATGGAAGAAAAAGTATAACTTCTGTATCCGGATTGGCGGATGATTTGGATCTTAAGAAAATATTAAAATCTTTCAAGAAGACTCTAAAGTGCAATGGAGCAATACTTAATGATGAAGAACTCGGGAAAATCATACAATTACAAGGTGATCATAGGGTAATGGTACGAGATTTTCTTACTGAACAAGAAATAAATGTAAGCGAAGATATTATTATGCATGGATTTTAAATTTTATAATTTTTTATAAATTATAAAAATAATTAGGCGATCATATCCATCTTAACCGGTTCGTGGAATTTATAATCTTCTATCTTGAAATCTCTGAAATTCAATCTTTCTACTTCCGTCAATGTTTTAAATTCTGGCAAAACAAGTTTTGGAAATGTATAACACAGTCTTTCGATTTGTTCTTTTAATGGATCAATATGATTTTCATATATATGCGCATCCCCCAATGTAAGATTAAAATATCTTGGTTTTAAGTCTGTTAGTTGCGCGATTATAGTTTGAAGAAGTGAAGAGCTTGCTATATTAAACGGCAATCCCAATCCTATATCTGAGCTACGATTATAACAAAACATATCCAAATGCCCATCTTCGACATAGAATTGTATGGTAATTGAATGACAAGGATACAAAACACCTTCATAAACTTGTGAAGGATTATAAGTTGTAAGTAAAATTCTACGAGAAGAAGGGTTAGTTTTTATAAGATCAATGACTTCTTTTAGTTGATCAACACCTTTTTCTGAAGGTTGTCCGGTAATTGGATCATAACGAGCATTAAAATATCGCCATTGATAACCATACATTGGTCCCATTTCACCTTCTTTTCTATTTTTAAAACCATTGTTATCAAGAAATTCACGTCTTGTGTTCCCTTTCCATATATTAATTCCTTTTTCTTCGAGGATACTTGAATCGGTATGTCCTCTGATAAAAAAAAGAAGTTCTTCGACGATTCCTTTCAAGAACATTTTTTTTGAAGTTAGGAGTGGGAAACCATCACGAAGATCGAATTTTAGATGTTTGCAGAATACGGATAATGTTTTACTATTACGTGTATCCCTTAAGTCGGCAGTTCCTACAATGTCTTTGATTAGCTTAAGGTATTGCTGTTCCCCGTACTCCTTGTATATCATTTCATAATGGATAAATTTTTCATGGTCGAACTTCTTTGTGATATAAAAATCTTTAAGAATATCTTGTCTTAAAAAAGTATCGCACTCATAACTATCTTTCAAAATAGAAACATGGACATTAAGAATTGATTTATATTTTTCAAAAACATAATTGTAAATTTCTGCACCTCCTATAACAAATACTTTCTTTTTCATCTTTAATGCTTCTTGAACAGCCTCGTCGATGTTATCAAATAATATAAAGAATTCTCTAATATTGGAAGGAGATTCGTTTCGAGAAACAACAAATAACAATCTATTATGTAGGATAGGAAGTGATTCTGCTGTTTTTCGACCTGCTATCAGTATAGAATTTTGTGTTTTTTCTTTAAAAATTTTAAGTTCGTCTGTGATTCCCCAAGGAAGGTTGTTATTCAGTCCGATGCCGTATTTAGAATCCATGCATAAGATAACGTTCAACATTTTGTATTATGGTTGTAAATTATAAATAATAATTCATTTTTTTTATTTATTAAATAAAATGCAAGAAGATATAATCAATGATTTTCAAAAACTAATGAAGCCCGAGAGGAACGTTAGTGAACGTGTATCTGATAGTTTCGACACAGATATATTTCAAAACGTTAAGGACAAAAGAAAAAAAAGAATGAGTCAGACAGGTCAAGAAAATATGAGGGAATATGTAGACGCCATCTCAAGACGAAGTTTCGACCTTCCAGAAAATGAAATATCATTCTTAAAACAAGTTGTAGATGTAGTTAATAAACCCGAACATAAGAATCCTACAGCGTACATACTTGGTTATTTAACTTTTAAAGATAGTAATAAGGATGGGACAATAAATAAAAAATTTCTTGATAATTTAGAAAAAAAAGTACTGCCGACTTTAGAAGATCGATCAGTAACTATTCCTGATGTTATAAGATACACAAGGTTATGGATGAATCTGGAAGGGGTAGAAAAATAAATTTAATATTTTTTATTTTATATAATATAAATGAAGAAAATAGCATTTACTATTTTAATATTTTTAATGTTTGTAGCTATAATTATTGCTATACATTACTATCATTCACCTGAATCAACAAATAAATCTAGTGGTTCTCAGTTTTCTAATATTGCTAATATTTTTGGTAATTTAAGTGCTGGTGCAAAAAAAATTATTTGTAAACCTATTACCGATTCTCTTTCAAAAGAAAAAGATATTATGTCAGGTTATTTAAATAATTGTAATTTTAATTTAGACTTAATTTCTCGGGAAAATACTAATACTATGGGATATTCAAGCTTTAGAATTTTATATCCAGGTAATTATCTAATTAGTAAAAATAATAAATACAGATTTACATATGAAAAAGATGGATCTTTAACTGTTAGATATTATCTAAATAATATAACATGGAAAAATAAACAAAAACCTCCTAGTGGATTACCCGGTACTCTTGTAGTACAATCAGATCTTAATGTGGTAGCTTATGATTCAAAAAGAACTCCTTATTGGGAATCTGCTACTGGTGGAAGAGATGGATTCACATACCCTGGATGGGGTTACAATATAGTAATGGAAAACGACGGTAGATTAATTTTGTATGATCTTGATGACAAAATAATAAAAATTTTAACTGATACTTAGAGATAAATATTTTTATGAATCACCTGCTTCTCTTTCTAATTTCGTTTCTGCAAGTTTAGAATCAATGATCTGCAAAATAGTTTCAATATCGCATGTAAACTTTAAATCAAATGCATAAGTTTCTTTTAAATTATTTAAGCCTGTCTTACAATCTTTTAAATCTTTTATCAAATTCACGCACAGTATATGTTCCGATATTTTGTCGGATTTCTCAAATACATAAATAAGTTCAAACGCTTTCTTAATCGTTTCCTGAATAAAAACAATTGTTTTTACCCTACTATCCTGCCAGAAAAATCGCGATAAAGATGTAAACATATTATCATTCTGTATAGCAGTATATTTTGTATTTATCTTATCTCCAATTTGAATCTTGCTTAAAAACTTTAATTTACTTATAACTTCTTTATTGATTATATCCATAGTTATATATTTAAACTTATTAATTTAAATATATATTTTAAATATTTAAAAAAAATGTCTGACAAAAATATTATTTGGATAGCAAGTATTGATATTGGAAAAGTGAATTTCTCTTTCTATATCGAAGAGTTTGATTTGAACTTGCTTAGTAATATAAAAAATATTCCAAAAAAAAAAAGATTTGTAACAAACGGTGCTTGTACTCCTGATTTTAGTAAAATATTGCAATCTGTTTTCAAGAATGGCACAAAAGTGCTTCTTAAAAATATAGATTTGACCAAGGGTACAGATAAGAAGAAATATTTAGATCGGGATATCTTTTATAATATGAATGATCTCCTTGATGAATATAAAGAATATTGGGATAAGGTTGATATCTTTATTGTTGAGAAACAAATGGCTTTTGGCAAAAAGATAAATACAATGGCTCTTAAATTAGGGCAACATTGCCAATCTTATTTCATGTATAGGTATGGAAGATTCAAGAAGGTTTTTGAATTTCCGGCATATCATAAAACTCAAATTTTGGGCTGCGAGAAGATTGAAAAGAAAACAAAGAGTGGTAAGATATCTTATAAGGCGATAGAAAAAGGCGACCGTAAGAAATGGAATATAGAGATGTGCTCAAGTATTCTAATAGAGAGAGATGATTTTGAAACGCTTTCAGAGATAACATCAATGAAGAAGAAGGATGATGTATCTGATGTAATTTGTCAGCTTCAAGCGTTCAAATATTTATATTTTGTTGATGATATGAAAGATTTTTGAATTTAAAGAAATTTTTTTTAAATAAAAATGAAAATAGCAATACTAACTTTTTATCACGGAGAAAAATTTAAGAATGATACCAAGTATGGTAGGCGTGTTTTAGTTAATTATTGTAAGAAGCATAATTATGATTTTATAGATGATGCACAGTCTATAATAGATTCTTCAAGAGAAATTCAATGGAGTAAGATTCTATTAATTCAAAAATATTTAAGATTGAAGGAATATGATTATTTAGTATGGATAGATGCTGATATTTTTATTATGAATCCAGAAATTACAATCGAAAGTAAAATAAATAGACTTATGAACTCTAAACATATTATGTATTCAAAAGACTGTGGTGGATGGGTAAATAACGGCGTTATATTTATAAAATCAACCCAACAAGCTCTTGATTTTTTTATAGAGACTTGGAATCATACAAATGAAATATGTAGAGAACAAGGAGCTATGGACTTGCTATATCGAATGAATTGGAATAATTGCCAATCTATTATTGAAATAACTCAGGATCAAAGAGAATATAATCCTATGTGGTTTGAATATCAGTATGGGCAATTTATAATGCATTTTCCGGGCTGTGGGGAACCTGTTAGGAAACCTAATTCTTTAAAAATGATGATGGATATGTTCTGTCCAATAAAAATGGATGAAGAGAATGAAGAAACATATGAAGCAAGACTTAAATGGTTACGAGATGACGCGGAAGTAGATTTGAGACATAAAAAACAATTATGTATACAACAGGGTTGGAAATATTTACCGATAGATTTAGACTAATTAGACCAAGTTAATCTTCTTGAATTTAAAGTTATATTTGGACTTACCCATTTAACAAGAGTATTCTTATAATATATTGCGATACCAAAAATATTCCAAGGATCAACTGAACCAAAAACCCCAGGTTCTATTCCAATTGTAAATTTCAGTAAATCGGAAGATGTTAGAGAAGAATCATTTATAAAATAAGTACGACTTGAGACTCTATCTGAAGGGTTCACAGCTAATTCATTTGGATCAACTGGATTACTCAACATATATTTTTTATTTTCAAACTTAATATAAATTTTATTTATTGTTTGTGAAAAAGGTATATTACTGGTAACAATTTGTATTTTAACATTTGTAATAGGTTTGTTCTGGGTATCAATCAAATAATCACATTCAATGAAACCTATTTTGTATTTTTTGATTTCAGGGATAAAAAATTCGGTAAAATTTCTAAAAAATATTACATTTCCGAGGTTTATAGGTGCTTCCACTATTGAAATTGTCGGTCTTAACCCCCCATTTAATAGATCTTTGGACACTTTAAATGTAGACTGGTTTTCTTTAATAAAACATCTGAAATTTAATCTTTTAATAGAGTCAGAAGTTTCTTTATTAGAATAAGATAAAAGATCACCTTTAATTCTTTTTTTTGGAAACCCAACTGCATAATAAATACATTTATTTTCAACATCTGCTGCATTGTAATATAAACCAAATCTCCCAGGATAGTTCATATGTCCCCAAAAATTACGTTCATAGTTGCCTATAATACTTGAAATATTCATAGATATTGGAGTATCTCCGATACTCAATTTAGCATTATTGCATTTTACCAACGGAAATGCTATCCAATTAGAATCAATTGGTTTTGGTAAAGTGAAATAAGTATTTAACAATCCTAAAACAATCTTTTGATCGAATAAAGACATTTTATATCTTTGAATAGTAAACTCAAAATCAAAAGATATTTTTATATTTTCACCAGATAATAGATTTTTAAACATAATATCTTCTCCAGTAAGTGTTAGTATATTATTATCGACATTTAATTTATATAATATACCAGGGTTATCTGCAAACGCATTGTAAAATGTATGATTACCTATATATAAAGAAATTAGATCTGTAAATTTTGAATTTGGAGCTTGCATTGAAGTACCTACTTCACAAGTTGATATTGTAAACTCTTCCTGTTTCCCATTCAAATAAATATAACCACTGATCATGGTAAAGATATTAGAAGATATGATATAACCACTATTATCTATGTATGGAGTTTGCTTGACAATTATATTTTTTTGATTTTTATTGAAATCTGTAATTTTTATTTTATGTATCCCTGGTTTAAGAGTTAAATTTGAAACATTTTTCCCAGATCCTAAGACACCTTGAATATCAGATGTCCATGTAGAATCTGTATCTGAAATAAGATTTATTTTTTCATTTTCGTTGGATCTATACATTACCGGTGCATTTAGGATCATATATATTTGGTGAATTTAAAATTTTTTTACAGTTTGGACTGTCTATAGAAAATTTTTCCGTTTTAGAATTATATAAATATATAATTGAAAACAAAAATATAAAAATAAAAATAATATAGACCAACAGCATTTTTTATTTATTTAAATATTTAAATAAATAAAATAAAAATGCAAAAATATCTTATACACTGGTTTCCTTTCTGTTCCGGGGGATTATGTGACAGGATTTTAGGTATGGCTGGTAATATTTGCATTGCAAAATTATTAAATAGAAAACTTTTATTTAGATGGGATAATGGTGATTTGAAACCAAATGTATTGATCCCACCCGAATACAATTTTTATACATATAATCCACCTTTCCGACATATTAATATGCATAACATAGAGTCAATGGACTATTTTAGAAATGCTGATATAATCAGGGATTGGGGTAATGATAATATAATGATTTGGTCTAATATCAACCTTTACAATTATATTTTACAGAATCCACATTTCGCGGAGGTTGATAAAGAAAACCGTGTTCGAAATTTTTCAGATGCGATACGGGAAGTGCTTTCAAAATATTTACAATTAAATCCCAAGTTGTTTACAAGTTACAAAAAATATAATGTTGGTATTCATATTCGCACCGGCGATAAACAAATTTATAATAAGGAGAATGAAGAGTTTTACAGGGATTATATTACAGATATATTTAAAAAAATTAAAGTTGAACCTGATCAGACTGTATTTATATCATCAGATTGTCTCTTAACTTTCAAAATAGCTTCTGAATTTTTTGATAAATTCGAATACAATGAAGGAGAGATTGTGCATACTGCAAATGAAATTACAGATGATGGAGTATACAAGGTACTTCTCGATCTTTTAACACTTTGCAATTGTACTTCAACTTTATATCTAGGATGGAATTCAAATTTTTCAAGGATTGCTGCACTTTATGATATTAATCGAAAATTTATATGCTACGAATACCAGAATGATCCGGCAATTATCAAAGAAATATCACCCGATGTATTATTTGAATATCATTCAGTTGGCAAGTATACTTAACAAGATGGGATTAGTAGAGATTGAAATACACCTCCAAAAACAGAGATAAATAGAATTAATGCTGGTATGTATGTAGGTATATTAACCTTGAATATGAGTAGCACAGAAGCAACAAAAAGTGCGATGGAGACAGCTAATTGAAACTTATCTGACCACCATTGGTTATCTTCAGTTCTATAAAAACCGAGGGATATGATGGGATATATGGAAATAACAGCTAGTACATAAGGCATAAATTCTTTATCTTTAAGTTGCAGGACGAGTCCAGCGATTGCTAGACGGATGAATATACATATAGTATAATAAACTCTTCTTCTTTGATATGCCTTGTCGGCATCAGATAAAGAGTCATCGATAAGACCAGATTTGAATAACGCTCCGTCAAAGACTTTATTATTATTGGGACAACTCATTTATTAGAATAAAAATTTATAATTTTAAATTTTTTAAATCAGATTGATCTGGAAAATCTCTTAGAGTTAAGTATCCACGCGGCGAGTTTTGATTATATTTGTAATGGTATCCTATCGATTTTCCACCCTGTAATTCAGGGATATTAAAGTGTGATGCACCCATTTCTAAGGGTCCAGGCCATCCAGAATATGTATTGGACCAGTCGTCCTTGTTGTTTGATAAATATATAATACAGAACAGTGCGAGTATGGAAAATAATATAATGAGATACATTTATTATATTATTTATTTTATATTACCAATAATTTTCGTGTTCAAATGAGAATGGTGTAAATTCATACTCACGTATAGAAAAATCTCGATGTTGTCGCTGGAGACCATGTTGTTGCCACCCTGTATTTGGTGTAAAAATACGTATATAATCAAATCTATATATATCTGAATCACCATGGCGACCAACTAAACGTCCTAAAAAATGTTCACGATCATTATCTTCTCCTCCACGTTTCATTATATCATAATGATGACCTACTCTCATTTGCGGTGTATCATATCCATCAAATACATATCTTCTCTTGCGACTCTTCCTGGGTTTTACTGATTTCCTCTTGCGACTCTTCCTGGGTTTTACTGATTTCCTCTTGCGACTCTTCCTAGGTTTTACCGATCTTGCCTTGCGACTCTTCTTCGGTTTTACTACTGATCTTCTCTTGCGACTCTTCCTCGGTTTTACTGATCTTCTCTTAACGCTCTTCCTCGGTTTTACTGATCTTGCTTTCCGACTCTTCTTTGATTTTACCGATCTTCTCTTCCTCGGTTTTACGGATTTACTCTTCTTTGTCCTACGACTCTTCTTAAAACTATATTGTAAACTTAAGATACCATCAATGGCGTCTTTTTCGTCAGTATTTTTCTTTCTATAATTTTCTAGGTGCATAAGTTTGTTTTCGGCTTGTGTAGCTACTTTACTAAAAGTTTTTCTTTGTTCTGGGCTAAATTTGTCTTTATTTTCTTTAAGATATTTAGAATTTTCATTTACTGATTTAATTATCGAGTCAAGTCTTTTACTATCTAGATGATCTTTTGAAATATCATAGTTTTTAATTAATTCTAATCCTGTAACTAAATTTACAATTTTTTTTTTATCCATTTTTTTATTATAAATAAGAAAAAAAAAATAATTTAAAGCAATAATATCAAATATAAAATGGATCCTGAAAATCATACTGGTAATAGAGAATATAAATTAAAGCTAGTAGGTAAGGATGAAAAGCGATTAGAAGAATTAAAGACTCAGATGGTATTTAGATGCAATGAAGGGAATGGAGAATGTTTTTATAATCTGGGTGTTAAAGATAATGGCGAATGCGAAGGTATTATAGAAGAAGAGTTCACCGAAACAATAAATAATATCAACGCAATTGCTGAAAAGAATAATTATTCGGTTACTTTACTTTCTAGTAACCCCGTTAGTGAAAATAAGAAAGTGTATGAAGTTTTAATAAGAGAGAATAATGATAAATATATTGATGTCAAGGTTGTAGTTGCAGGCGCAGTTGATGCATCTAAAAGTACTTTTATTGGAACTTTAATAACAGGAAAGAATGATGATGGAAGAGGTTTAGCGCGAAGTTCAGTATTTAATTACGAACATGAATTAAAATCTGGAAGAACATCTTCTATCGCGCATCATATATTAGGATTCGATGCGTCGGGTAAAATAGTAAACTATGAAGCTGTAAATAGGTTACTAACATGGTCTGATATTGTGAAAAAAAGTAAAAAGGTTATATCTTTCTTCGATTTAGCCGGGCACGAAAAATATTTACGTACAACAATAATGGGTCTTTCATCTTTCTTTCCAGATATTTGTTTTATAATGGTATCGGCGAATAATGGAGTTTCAAGGATAACTAAGGAGCATATTTTTTTATGCATTACTCTTAAAATACCTTTTATAATTGTGATAAGCAAGATAGACATTTGTGAAGATCGTAAAAATGTCTTGAGTGAGACAACTACAATGATTAATAACATACTAAAAGCTCCGGGAATAAGAAGAATACCTTTGAGAATAAAGAGTGATGATGATGTCATAATTTCCGCCACAAAGATATATTCAGAGACTGTAGTTCCGATATTTCGTATAAGTAATGTAACCGGTGTCGGACTTGATTATATAAAAAAGTTTTTAAATATTGTGGGAAAGAAAAATAATAAGAAAGAAGATGGCGATCCAGTTGAATATCACATCGATAATGTTTTTAATGTGTACGGATTTGGGCTTGTAGTCGGGGGTAATTTACTAAAGGGTACAGTTAAAGTGGGTGATAAATTATTTTTGGGACCAAATAACGGCGAATACCAGACTGTAGTAGTGAAGACAATACAATGTAAGAGAGTATCAGTACAGGAAGTTAGTTGTGGATCGTATGTTTGTATAGGATTAAAGAAGAAGATACCGGTAAGAAGGGGTAATGTGCTAGTAAGCAATACGGAAGATAAGCTGTTTGTAAAAACTTTTGTAGCAGAGATCAATGTTTTAAAGTCACATAGTACAACAATTAAGGTAGGATATGAACCGATTTTGCATACATCATCACTTCGCCAAACTGTAAAGATCTTAAATATAAAAGAAAAAAAGAATTTGAGAAATGAGGCAATTGAAGATGATATTATTTTGAGATCTGGAGATTCGGCAATCGTAACATTTGAATTTAAGTACAATTATCAATTTTTAAGGGCAAATACAAGGCTTATACTTTGCGAGGGTATGACAAAGATAGTTGGAAGTGTAATATCGATTAATTAATAATTTGAAAGATGTAAAGTAAAATAATTTAAATAATTAACAATTTAAATTAAATAATGGCAGAAGATTATTACAAAATTCTAGGAGTTGAAAAAAATGCGACTGACGATCAGATAAAACATGCATATCGTAAACTTGCGAAACAACACCATCCCGATAAAGGTGGGAATAAGGATGTATTTCAACAGATTCAAAATGCTTATGATACATTATCCGATCCGGTAAAAAGATCACAATATGATTCCCCGATGTCTCAAGCTTTTCCAGGGTTTCCAGGAGGCGGAGGATTTGGATTCGACATGTCTGATATCGTAAACAACATGTTTGGAGGAGGTGGGGGGAATACACTTTTTAAAAGAAATATTAAGAAAGAAGATGTATATCATATTTGCAAAATTAAATTAAGTGATGTATATTTTGGAACAACTAAAAAATTTAATATCAGGAGAGATGTTATTTGCGATGACTGTGTACTAAATTGCACCACATGTAATGGTAAAGGAGTTGTACAACAACAGGTACAAATGGGACCATTTATACAAATATCTCAGGGTATGTGTACCGTATGTAATGGTTCTAAAACAAACAAAAAGACAGTATGTAATAAATGCAACTCCAAGGGTTTTATTAACGAACAAAGACTAATTGAGATTGATGTTTACAAGGGTATAGAAAATGATACCGAATTTGTATTTAATGAATGGGGTAAACAATCAACAAATAAAAACGAAACCTCTGGAAATCTTATTGTAAAGATACAAATAGAACCCGATTCTAACTTTAAAAGAGATGGTATGAATTTAATATATAATCAAAACTTAACCTTGAAGGAAAGTATAATTGGAAAAGTATTTAAAGTACCTCATTTTGACGGTGAATTTATACAAAATACTAGAAATTTTGGGATTATCGATCCGTCAAAAACATATGTCATGAAAAATAAAGGTATTGATGCGAAGGGTAATTTGTGTTTTAAGTTTACGATTACCTACCCAGGTAAAAAATTAACAGATGAAGAAGTAAAAATTATTGAAAATATAAATTTTTAAATATTAAACCGAGTAGCTATGTTTAATATTTAATTTTATCAAGTTGTTTATAAAGTTCTTCAAGTGTTGAATTGTTATAAATTATAAAATCCCATTCTTCATCTTTTACATTTGTCAAAGATATTTCGCTACAATGATTCTTATCTCCATTGGCGATACGGGTTAAATTATCAGTATCTCTTATTAATTTAATGCATTTAAATCCGGCATCTTTTAATTTTCTAAATTCGTTCTCAAATCTGAGATCAGAAATATAAACATTTGTGTCATTTTTTATTTTTTCTAGACACAAGTCCACGAATACATCTTTGTTATCACTTCTGCAAAAATCACCAAACATTTGTAAAAATTTTCGGTCTTTACTCCGGGGTTTATTTAATATTATTTGAGAATGATACATTATATCATAGAGTGGTTCAGAAAAAGAATATTTTTTACCACCATACCTCGAAATCATATAATCAACAGAAGTATCTTTGCCACTTCCCGCATTAATACCAAAAGCAAGTTTCATTTTTTATAAATTTAAAATAGTTTTTAAATTTATTAATTCAAATTCTTTTTTAATTTTTCAAGATATTTACACCAATTATCACTCAACACATTACTTTGAATTATGATAACAGGAGTCAGAACTGGTTCTACATTATGAATATTTTTTTCTAAAATTATTTTCTTATTTTTAAAAGATATCCCTTTTATTTCCTTGATTTTACCATCTTCATATTGAATATCTTTACTACTTATTATTTTAAAGATCATTCCGATAAAAATTGTAGATAATAGATAACGAGCTTGTTTTATGGTTAAATTATGTGTTTTTTTCATATCAATTACGTAATTTTCAATAAATAAGTCTTTGATATTTTTCTTTTTGATATTTACCCAGCTTTTTTTGTACTCTTTAATTTCTTCTTCGATGCTATCAAAATCGATCTTTTTATTAATTTTATCTATTTGAGATAGGAGTCCTAATTTTTTTGCAAACAACAAATAAATGTCATCATAAAGCTGTTTTGAGTCCTTTTTTTCAATCTTGTAACTAAATTCTTTATTTTTATAATTACAACACACGAAATCTTTACTAATATACGTACCGTAAGGAGTCTTGCCATACGCCAAGTCCTCAAATATATTTATCCAAAATGTATCTGTTGCATACTGACAACATTCTAAAAATATCGGGTATATTATTTCTTTTTTAACGACCATTGTTTATTTTTAATAATATATCTTTAAATTTTTGTTTTACATAGACAAATTATTTAATCTATTAACGATATCACTCATCGGGGCAGGGGCTAACTGTACAGATGGTACTACTTGTGGTGCTTGCTGCACAGGTAACTGTATTTGGGGTGCAGGTAACTGTACTTGCGGTGCGGGTACCTGTATTTGCGGTGCGGGTAACTGTAGTTGTGGTGCGGGTATTTGAGGTGCTACATTTTTATTGGCAAAATAATTTGTATATACCCAATATCCAATATATGCTGCGAAAATTACCGCAATTATTATTAATATCGTTCTAAAAATACCTCCTCCACCCCCACTACCTTCATCATCATCCTTTTTATTTCTTTTTGGCTTTTGTACGGGTTGTTCTTGTACAGGAGCTACAGGTGGTTTAGGAGCGCGTACAATCTCAGGTGGAACTACCTGAGGTTGCTCTGGTTCTATTTCTTGAATTTCAATTGATACATCACACTCACAAGGCTCTTTCGACTTCAATACCAAAAAATAATTCTTGTAAATATTTTTATTCCATACAATATTACCTGTAAGTTCTCCTGTGTCAACATTCTTATATTCAATTGGTTGTTCAGAATTTAAAGCCTCCTGATCAAGAACTATTGCTTCAAATGGCACATTATTCGCACTTTTCACAAAAAAATTTAACTCAAAGTTAACTTTATCCCCGTTAAGATCTATTAACTGCTTGATTTTGCTTAATTGATATTTTCCTGCACTTGACATTTTTATAATTAAATATATTCTTTATATTGATTATTCGTCATCAATAAAAATTTTTTTAAACACATTCATAACTTTTTCAGGTTCATACTCAGTATAAAAATTTAATTTTCTATTTTCTTTTTTAAAATTTTTTATTATCTCAATCAATCCTTCCGAATCATAATAATAAAGTGCATTGTTCTTTAAAATTTTTTTATAATTATCATTCCATACTTCACCCCCATAAGTTATGATTGGTTTATTGTTTACCGAGAACTCACCAATTGATAATCCAAATGTCTCCCCAAGACTCTGTGCATGTATCATCGCATCGCAACTACAAATAAATTTATTTTTTTCATCAGAATAAATTATTTTATCAAGAAAAAAGATATTGGCATGTGTATCAAATCTTGGCGTATTCACAAAAACAAAATAGATATTTGGACATTTTCTAATTATTTGTTTTATACACTCTTTAACAAAATTTAAATCGAACGTATCCTCGCCTCCATGTCTTCCGAATACAATCGCATCTTCTGGTATCCCGAGTTCTTTTCGCATATTCTCATTTGTTTTAGAAGGTTCTAAACCTATCATATGAGGTACAAATAGTTTTTGATTATATTTGGCGGCGAGTGTCTTTGAAACTGCCGCGTACACATCTCCGTGCTGATCAGAAAGATCAAAAACACAATGTATTACGGATTTTATACCTTTAATAGGCTGGAAACCATCCTTCTTTCCGTATTTTATGTAATAAATTATTTGACAATCAGCGATAAGTTTTTCTAATTCTTCAAAATTAGTATATGTTACAATTTCAAATCTCTCTGTAAACTTTTTAACTGCTATCTCATCATTTTTCTTATTATCAAAACTCGATTTTGGAACTACGATAACACTTTTATTATTAAGAAGTGTTTCATTATAATGAGCATAGTCATACAAAGATCCGCAAGTTCCTCTAACATCAAGTTGGGGGGTATGGAAAGCTATTTTTATCATTTTATATAACTCGGGTTAGGTTTTTAAATCAACGTATGTATTTAATTTTTATTTTAAAACGTTTCTCTGTATCTTTAATAGATGCAGTTAAGCTTGGTTTATTCCATAAAATCCATTTAGCCCAAAATCCAGCTGTTTTAAGTCCTGATTTTTTCCAATTTTCTCTTGAACGATGCCTATTTTCATATCGCTTCATACGATTATAATCACCGTGAAGCGTATAATCCGAGTAGCCTTTGGACCCAAAGTTAATTGTTTTGTTATCAACGATAACGGCAAATTTTTTTGTAGATAGTTTAGATTTTTGTAGAGTAATAACAGATTTTACTGGACTCTTACGAGAACTCTTCCTAGAACTCTTCCTAGAACTCTTCCTAGAACTCTTCCTAGAACTCTTACGAGAACTCTTTCTTCTTGAACCTGAATCACCTAATGATAATAACGCTTTAGCCGCTTTGATATCATGATTTCGTTTATGCCGGTCAAGGTCACATTTTACTTTTGATGCGTGATTGCAACCTTCATAATCACATTTAAATGGTTTTTCTTCTGTATGGGTTAGTTTATGCCGTTTAAGGTCATCTTTTCTTGCTGATCTATAATCGCAACCTTCGTAATCACATTTTAATGGTTTTACTCCGGTATGAGTTAGTTTATGTCGCTCAAGGGCATATTTTCCTGCTGCATAATCGCAACCTTCGTTATCACATTTAAATTGTTTTTCTCCTGTATGAGTTTTTATATGTACATTAAAATGACCTTTATGATCTGTTTCATAAGTACATTGATCGCATTGATGTAATTTTGACATTTATCTTATAAAATATTTTAAAATTGAATTATATTTTATATTTGAATCTAAAATATAATTGAACATGCTCTTATCTGAAAAGAACAAACATCCTTTTGATGAACGAATAAAATTTCAAGATGAGGGTCACCGTTATTGGATTGATGATAATGACAAAGATTTAATATCATCCACTACCTACATCCATACATTTTTTAACCATTTTGATGCGGACAAAGTGATAAAAGGAATACTGAAATCCGCAAAATACAAAGATCCGTCATATGAATACTACGGTATGACTCACTCTGATATTAAAAATAAATGGGAGACATCAGGTAAAGATGCTTCTGGAAAAGGTACAAAGATGCATAAGGATATCGAGGATTTTTACAATGGTGTAAACATTAAAAACGACAGTCCTGAGTTTAAATATTTTCTAGATTTTTACAAAGATCACAAGCATCTTAAAATATTTAGAACAGAGTGGTTGATATTTAGCGAACTTCTTAAAATAACAGGATCGATTGATGCTGTTTATGAAAACGAAGACGGAACTTTGACACTTGGGGACTGGAAGAGGTCAAAGGAAATAAAGTTTGAGGGGTATAATAATCAATGTGGTAAAGCGCCTTTCTCAAATCTTCAAGATTGTAATTATATGCATTATAGTCTACAACTTAACCTGTATCGAAATATATTAGAAACATTCTATGGAAAGAAGATTAAAGAGATGTTTTTAGTTGTACTTCATCCTGATAATGATAGTTATAAAAAAATAATGGTAAATAGAATGGAAAAAGAGGGTAATTTACTTTTTACTTATAGAAAGAAACAGCTGGCGACATTAGGGTATGAAATAGCATTTGATAAAAAGGATTTAGAAGATTTTAATGCGGGTGACGAAGATGTAGATGATGAGGTGATTCCTGTAAAGCCATTGTTACGAAATAAGATTAATCCTACTCCATGTCCGATTAAAACCAATTCTATAGAAATCGACAAACAGGGCTTCTCAAAAAAGCAAAGAGAAGCTTTTAATATAATGAAAAATGAAAGAAATATATTCTTAACTGGTGCAGCAGGATGTGGAAAAACTTATTTGATCAAAAAATTTGTAGTTGATAGACATAAACATGCTAAGATAGCTGTGACTTCTACAACAGGATCATCTGCAATCTTAATTGGAGGCGTTACGCTTCATTCTTATCTTGGAATAGGGTTAGGAAAAGCTGATATAGATAATCTTTATTTGTTTCTAATGAATAAACCATTTCATTTGAAAAGATGGCGTGATCTTGATGTTCTTATTATAGATGAAGTGTCCATGCTTAGCACTGAGCTATTTGAAAAATTAGAGCATCTCGCACGTCTAATTCGCAAAAACAGTAAACCATTTGGAGGTATTCAACTTATATTATCTGGTGATTTTTTGCAACTTCCTTGTGTAGATAATCCAAAGAGTTTCTGCTTTGAATCTGAAGTTTGGAAGAAATGCGTTGAATATACAGTTTATCTGGATGAAAATTTTCGCCAAGACGATTGCAAACTACAAAAATGTTTGAATAAAATTCGTTTTGGGGAGTTAGATGATGATACTATGGAAATACTTAAGAGTAGAGTAGATGTCGAATTAAATAATGAGCATGGTATTCTACCTACAAAAATTTATTCTCTAAATAGGGATGTTGATAGAGAGAATCAGATGGAATTGGATAAACTTTTTAAGAATAATACGAATCTTGAATTTTACGAGTACGAACTAGAGTATGAAGTGCTTGCAAATACGAATATTCAATTTCTGGAAGAAAAACTAAAAAAGAATTGCAATTTCCCTTATAATTTGCAGTTATGTGTTGGTGCACAAGTCATGCTTCTAATAAATTTAGATTTTGAGAGCGAGCTGGTGAACGGAAGTAGAGGCGTTGTAGTCGATTTTAAAGACGACTTACCTGTTGTTAAATTTTTAAATGGGGTAACAAGCATCATTGATTACAAGGTTCAAACAATAGAAGAATGCGGTAAAGAGATCGCCAAGATAAAGCAAATACCTTTGCGAGTATCTTTTGCTATTACAATTCATAAAAGTCAGGGTGTCACACTTGATTATGCCGAGATCGATTTGGGAGAGGTTTTTGAAGCGGGACAAGCGTATGTTGCACTTTCAAGAATAAAGAAATTAGAAGGATTGAGAATTAAAAATTTGAATAAGACAAGTATATTTGCCAATAATACAGCTGTAAAGTTCTACAAGAACTTGAAATAAGAAATATTTTTATAAATAGAATTTATAAAAATTTATGGCATGCTATTAAGTAAAATCAAATCTTTTTGCCATGGTTTTTTTGCTTCAATACATTTTTTTAAAAATTTTATTTCTTCTTCTGCTGATTTTATTTGCATATCAACTTTAACAGTTGATATACCGCTTTTTTCTAATATTTTTTTACGATTTTCTAGAAATGTTTTAAGTTCAAGGTAGGCATAATTTAGCTGCTCATGAGTAAGCTTTTTGATAACGTTTGCATCAATATTATATATATAAGTATCACTAAAATCACCTGTATCAACTTGTTTTTTTCTTTTTTTAATGGATTTTCGAGGCTTCACGCTCCTCCTACTCCTTCTAGGCTTCACACTCCTACTCCTACGCTTTACACTCCTACTTTTTCTAGGCTTTACGCTCCTATTCCTACGCTTTACACTCTTTTTCATTTATTATATAATATTTAAAAAAAATAATTTAGATTTCTTTTCGATTTACGAATAATATTTATAATTTATGATTGACATAGCGTTTTGTCACATACGCAAAGAACCTTACCAGGTTGTAAATTATCACAGTTTATTCCACTATTTAGAGTTTTAAGATTGTCTACACTGAGACCATTAGCGTTTGCAATATTATAACAAGTATCGCCTGCTTTAATTGTATATTTTTTATCACACGTATTTGAAGAAAATACGCCTAAAGCCCAAAGTATTGTAAATACTATTCCTACAATGACTACCAGTCCTGAAAAATAAATAGTGTCATTAAGAAGCATTTTTATTAAAATAAAAATAAATAAAAAAATAAAAAATAAATGGAAAGAAGAAATGCTTTTTGACAGGATGTAAAATGTTTTATTAAAAATGCTTTTTCTTCTATTATAATATTAAAAAATAATTTATCCACTTGCTGTTGGGACATTCATAAAATAAGTTCTCACACTATCATTATCTGATGCTTGATTGCTTGTAAGATTTGTATAGTCACTGTAATAAATCCATATCATTTCTCCTCCTTTTGTACACCAATCAGATAGTACACCTACACCTCTACAAGCCTTTTGTACAAAAGTGGCTAATGTTGGTAATGGAACATAACCAGTACCTCCATAAACTTCACTTGATACAACTTTCCCAACAACCAAATAACTTGGATCATATCCTTTATTAATTAATTCAATAATACTTGTACCAGGTGCAAATGTATGTGAGGTTACAAATATTTGATTAAAGCTATCGCTTGGACCATTGTTGTAATATTGAATATTAAGCCAATCAAAATATTGTTTATAATTTTTATAAATTAGATCATATACAAACCCATATTCTTGACAGAAATATGGACATTGAGGAGCGTGACTTATCTGACAGTAGGGATTTAAATTTTTTAATTTTTTACAAACCGAACCAATAAAATCAGCACATTTTTGTACGTCAAGTGACTGAGCGCTCATAGGTTGGATACGTTCTATATCTAAATCAAAATATGCACCAAGACCAGCAGCAGTGGCAATATTATATATATCTTGAGCATATTTATCTGGGTTATTCATATATGGTCCTTGAGAATATGTGTTACTGAATGGCTCGGTACCATTCATGTTTCTAGCACCTCCGACACTGACACCAACATCAAAATTATCAGTTAATAATTTTTTATTAGCGGTGCTTAATTGTGAAAAAGCTTCTATCATAGACCCTTTACCGCTCAATGCATCTGTAGAGCTTTTCTGTAGAATAAAAGGTAAAACAAGATGAGTTATACCTTTTCCTGATAGATCATTTATAATTTTTGGAAAAGAAGAGTCATCTATCCAATAACCTAAATATAAAACTTTTTTACTTTTTTTAGGATCTGATTTTGGTTTTAGACCACCTCCTCCACCGCCTCCACCGCCTCCGGTGCTTATATTAAGAACCTGTCCTATTTGCAAATTATCACAGTTTATTCCAGGGTTCATGTTTTTAAGACCATCTACAGTAATGCCATAAGCGGATGCAATGCTATAACATGTATCTCCTGATTTAATCGTGTAAGTTTTGTCACATACGCAAAGAACATTACCAGCTTGTAAACTATCACAGTTTATTTTAGGATTTAGAGTTTTAAGATTGTCTACACTGAGACCATAAGTGGTTGCAATATTATAACAAGTATCGCCTGATTTAATCGTATAGGTTTTTACGCAACTGCTTGAAAAAACACCAGAAGCCCAAAGTATTATAAGTACTATTATTGCGACGACTGCCAGTGCTATGATTGCAATAGTTGCCGTATTCATTTTTATTAAAATAAAATAAAAAAAAATATAAAAAAATAAATGGAAAGAAGAAATGAATTAATGCAAATGTGTGGACTTCCCATCGCCGAAGAAACATCTCATTGCTTTAATGATAACACGCATCAAACCTGTTGTATTTTAGGATCTCAAGCAAGAGAATATGCAAACAATTCAGGAAATCCGATTGGAACAGTCGCTGAAAAAGTGAATCCAGGGAAGCAGTTAACGCCGTGGTGTACATGCGCTGGTAGCCAGGTATGTTCTTATTATTCTAAAAAATTTAATGACGGTACCCATATTAAATTTATGAATGATGCAAAAAAGCAGACTGTATATGACTTTGAAAAAAATCCGAGTTATAAAGAAAAAGATATTTCCGAACGTATAGGAATCACCCCGCATAATACACCAGGAGTTTTCTAACTTATAAAATCAAGCAATTCTTGTGTTTTATTTTTCCAAGTATGTGAAAGAGCCCACTCGCGAGCTTGTAATTTTTTAGTAATTTTTAGATTTTGGTCGCCTTCAATTTCTTTTACTTTGTCAACAAATAAATTTACAGATTCATCAGTAAGCATATTTTTATTATGTGCGAATGGCTGTAACGGATCATAACCTTGGCATGCCGGAGGTTTAATTAAATATACATGGTCTCTATATATATTTTTCAAACATGCAACATCCCAACTTACTACAGATACACCACAAGCAAGTGCTTCAAGAACAACACATGCGAATGTGTCATGATGTACAGAACCGGTATGATGGTTTACCAAGGGATAAATAAAATAATCACACTTGTCCAATAACAATTTTATTTCTTTTTTCGATAATGATGAATATTTTAGAATATTTTCGTTATTTGATGAAATTCTACTCTTATCTTCAGGTTCATAACTTGTTATATGCAATTTAATATCAGAATAAGTTTTGGATAATTCATTAAATATTTTAAGACATATCTCACCTCCTCTTTCATAGGATGCAAAAAATACATAGTTTCCTTTTTTGGCGGCGTAGTCTAGGTCATTATTTGTAAATATCTGATCGTTTACGGCATTGTATATGGTCTTATAAGGGTATCCGTAACGATGATAATATAATTTTACATAATCACTTACACCGACAATACAATATTTTTTTTGCAAGTTAAAAAGTGGCTGGCAGTCTCCAAATGATTGAACATATAACAAAATTTTAGTATCCTTTCCAAGCCTTTTACAAAAATTTATAACATTTGGCAGCCATCCGTAAAAAGAAGGACAGAACACATCAATATCATCGACATAAGTGATCTTTAGTAGGTCGGTATCTTTAACAATTGTAGCATAATGACCCATCTTATTTAACCAATAACACATCTCAAGTATTTGGGCGTCAGTTCCTGAAAATCCACAGTTGTTAATATAGTTTTCGTAAGTATGTTCAAGTTTTCTTCTCACACATTTTTCAATCATAAATATAAATTTCATTTTATTATTATACAATATAATCTTTAAATTTAAAGTTTTTTAATAATTATTACGTGTCGGATTTTAAACCATAATTAAGTTTTACAAATTAAAAAAAATATTGCTCCTAATAAATGAGCTTTGAACAAATTAATACTTATAAAATAGGGTTCAATAAAGATAATCCTAAATTGGACTTTAAATTGGACATGACTTTTGATCATGCCAAAAATATAAATATAACTTTGAGAACTTATTATGAGATACTTGTACAAGAGATAAATAAAAATATGTTTATTGAGTTTATTATAATTCTGAAATATGTAAATAATAATGTAGAGGTACATGGAATAAAAACTGATTATACTCTAGTAGACAGAGAGCCTACTAAAGAGCAAATTGAAGCTGAAAATAAATCATATGAAGTAGATAATATTGTAAATGATTTACTATCACAGATAAATGATTTGAAAAATAAAATACAAAATACACAAGAACCTACGCAAGAACCTACGCAAGAAGTTGTACATGAACCTGTAAACGAAGAAGAAAATTTCGCTATAACAAATAATATCATAAACAATCTAGCCCTTAAAATAAATACGTTAAAAGAGAAAACAGATGTATATCCTATTGCCGAAGATCTACATGAAGAGATAAATAATATAAAAGTAGAAGATATAAAAACACCTATAGACGTAAGTCAGCCAAATTTTTCTTCGATCGAAGATGAATTTAAAAAACATATTCAATTACAAGAAGAAAAAATACAAAAACAAATACAAGATTTCGAAAGCAAATTGAATATACAGTCTCTTCTTATAAATATGTTACAAGATAATAAAATAATACCAGCTTTTACCCCAGTACCGCCTACTGAAGCACCGCCTACTGAAGCGCCGACTCAAGAGCCACCTATCGAAGAAGCACCGCCTACCGAAGAAACACCACCGCCTAACGAATCATCAAATAAAGATGATATTATTATTGAGATCGAAAAAAAATTATTTAATCATTTAGGATTTTTATTATCAAACGACGGAATATCGATAATGAATAACATTGTTCATGTTGTTACTGAGTTGATGAAATTCATTGACAATTTTTTTATAAAAGGGGGTGACAAAAAAGAAATCATCTTGACAACTCTTAAAAAATATTTGATAAATGAGAATTACGATGAGCAAAATATTAATCTTATAATAGATGTTGTATGTCCCGAATTAATCGATATACTAGTATCTGTTGATAAAAGAAAAATTATGATTAAAAAGAAATTGTCATGCATTTTTCCTTGGTGCTCATAAATATTGATTTAAACTTTTAATTTTATTAAATAAAATGAATCTATTCAATATGATGAATTCACAAGACGAAGAGTTTTGCAAGATCGAAAGCGATACCGAGACTGTTGTTGAAACAGTTAAACATGACGAGTCCGAGATCCAAGAAGAAGATACACAAGAGGAGGTCGTTACACAAGAAGAAGAAGAAGAACAAGAAGAAGAAGATGATGATGTTAAATATTTTGATAATGATGAAAATACTATTTATTCAATTTCAATCAATGATGTACCCTATTTTTACGAAGACAAGTTTGCAGATGCTACCAGAACAATGAATTTAACTGCGCGAACTTTAATATACAAATCGAATTCCGAACTTGAACATAGTATTGTTTTTAGAGACGATCACAATATTGATGTGTACAAGAATTTTTTATTTTTACGTTTCCATTCTTATAATCTTCGCATTAATGTAGTAAGAAGATTTAATAAGGAGCTTGTATACGAGGCTTAAAAGGCTTATTTTTTTATAAACACTTTTATAAAAAAACTTCAAATGAAACTCCCAAATGATCTGTGTCTTTGATAAAAAATTCAGTTTTAACATTGCTTATAAAAATATTTTTATAAAATGCACCATCATAAAAGAATGGTAAATAGTTTTCTTTTTTTGTAGCACTTGAAGAATTAAAAATTCCATCCATTAAGCTCCAATGAGTTGGGTTTTTAGTTATTATTTTCCCGTATTTAGGTAAATTGATTTCTTTAAGATCTAGATTAAAATCTCCACATATCAGAACTTTTTCAAAATCTTTACAATACTTACTTATCTGCACTAGCTGTTCAAATCCAATTTCTATATCATCTAACTTTTTGTAAACTGCTTGTAAATGTGTATTTACAATATAGAGATCATTTATTTTAAAAACTAAAGTAAATACACATTTACAAGCAGTTTACAAAAAGTTAGATGATATAGAAA